GGTGCTTTGGGGGGCAGGGGGTTGGTGACGGCCTTGCCCTCCCTGATGGACACCTTGAAGGGCCACGTCACGGGGTGCCCCAAAGGGCTTCGCGCAACTTGATGCGCTCCCCGATTTGACGCAGGTAAATGCGCAGCGCCCGGGCCTCAACCATTCGCATGTCGTAGCCGTCGGATGAGTGGTCAAACCACCCGACGCGGCGGCGGGCGATAGTCTTTTGCTTGATCATGCGCACGATATAGGACAGTGATTTCATGGGGCAGGTTCTCCGGGTTAGACAAACAGGGTGATCAGGGAGCACAGCAGGAAGGGGATTCCCACGAGGGCAAGCAGTGCTATCTGCACCCTTTCCTGCTCGGACATGCGGGGCTTGCGGGGCGGGATTTTGTAAAGCATGGTCAGTTCTCCGGGTTACTGTTGGGTCAGGTCGCTTGCAACGGTGTTCAGGACAACGTGCAGCATGGTGAAGGCCGCAGCGTGATCCTTCTTCGGGAGAGTGGCGATCACACCGTAGGCGTAGCTCAGGGCGGCAGGGAAGTCGGAATGCGTGGCGAACAGGTCACAGCGAAGGTCCTTCGCATAGGCGGTCAGGTCAAGGCGGTTGGTTTCGATGGTCATGGTCTAGGTCTCCGGGTTGTGCTACTAGTAGCGGTCCGGGAAGTGTAATCGATTGTGGCCATGTAAATGCATTCCTGAGTGCCGCGAAGGGTTATTCCGGGGCCGGGCAGGACGGTCTAGGGGGGACTGCACTCTATATAGATATGCAGGGTCCGGGGGCCTGATCCGGGGCAAAAGTAATACTTTTCCGAGAAGTATTAAAAACCGCTCAGAACGGCCTAGGTGAGGCGATCAGGGGGAGGGTAAGGGGTAGGGTAGGGTCTAGACCGAAAACCTCACCACGGCCCGATTAGGGGCCTTCCTGCCCCTGTGCATATCCTGTGGATAAGTGCTTGTCCACAGCGGTCCGAGAGTTATCCACAGAATCCACAGAGTTGTCCACATGAACAAGATGTGGATAACTTGACGCTGTGGATAGGGTGTGGATAATGCGAACAGTCTGTACATTTAAACAGCATGAAGGAAATTACAGTATGAGCCACGGTGAAGATACGAGGGACCGCCTGAAGGCCACCAAAGACGACTACCTGCGGGCACTGGAACAGGCAGCAGCGGGTGACGATTTAAACGGTGATGACCCGGGGGCTGAGTTGAGCGAAGCGGAACGGCTGGCCCTCCGCGCAGACCCTCCAGTAGTAAGAGCAGATGGAAGAGTAAGAGGAAGTGAGATACCTAGACCTAGACCATTGACAAGCAGCCAGATGGAATTCACCAAAGGCCTGATCCAAGGGAAGACCATGCGTCAAGCCTATAGGGATGCATACCCAAATGCCAAAGGGGATGACAGGACCATCACAGCAGCAGCCTACAGGGTGAGCCGAGACGAGAGGGTGCAAAAGGCACTACAGGATGCATGGGGCGAGACAGTGGAAGTGCTGGCGGAAGACACGGCAGCGACTAAACGCTATGTGCTGAAAGAGTTGCTGGCACTCAGCAAAGCAGGCAAACAGGAAGGCTCACGTTTAAAAGCACTTGAACTCATGGGACGAGCAGCAGGCATGTTCCAAGCGCAGGAAGCAGACAAGCCCGCAGCAGTGTCACCAGACACGTTGCGGAAGGAACTCGCTGGACACCTGAAGCTGCTGGACAACGTGAGGCCGATCAGCAAGCAGCAGGTGAGCGAGGGCTAGTGCATCAGGCAGTGCTCACGTCACGCAGTGCAGTGCCCAAGCTTCCCCCTTCTACTCTCATCAGCGAGGGGGGCAGTGGCATGCGAGGCGGGCACGGCGCGACCCCACCCACGCCCCACCCCCAGACTGGCCCAGCTTACCTCCCCCTCCCATGCCTACGCTGTAATCCACTCCCACAATTACCCCCTCCCCACCACCACGAACGTTCCCATCAGCCCCCACGCATGTAAATCTGTGGAGAACCCCGGGTAGATGAGTTTTTGTAGACCCCCGGGGGGTGTATATTTTTTCATTTAAATGCTTGCGAACGTTCTCATTCTGATTTAAACTGTGTTTATGGACGACATCATTGATTACGCGAGGCCGACGATGTTGGCTGAGAAGGCTCTCAAGGACATGCACAACGCGATGCTTGAGAAGAGGTATGAGGATGCGATGGATGATGTGGTGGATGCCATGCATCATCTGAGCGCAGTTGTACGTGCTATTGATGCGGAGCGCAGGAATGTACGAAAAGCACCAGTTAGTGCTTGATTTCATCAAGGCGTACATCAAGCTTCATGGTGTAGCGCCTTCGTATACAGTGATTGCCAAGGGCATTGGATTGAGATCCAAGGCGAATGTGCACCGGATTGTTCATAAGTTGAAGGATGAGGGCAGATTGACACTACGGCCTCATAAGTTCAATTCGATCAGTCTGGTGGATCAGTCTGTACGGGCTGTGGGGCGTCTGTGAGTTTCTTGACCAAGAAGGAGGTGTCGGACTATCAGTCCTTGATACCTCTTGTGGGGGATGAGGAGCGGGTCAAGATTCTTCAGCTACTAGAGCTGGACAAGGTCCAGAGGTGCCGGGAGTCCTTCATCTTCTTTGTTTCCCAGATGTGGCCGGTCTTCATCTCTGGCAAGCACCATCAGATCATGGCAGATGCCTTTGAGCGTGTGGCTCGGGGGGAGTTAAAGCGTCTGATCATCAACATGCCGCCCCGGCATACTAAGTCTGAGTTTGCTTCTTACCTCCTTCCTGCGTGGTTTCTGGGTAGGTTCCCCACTAAGAAGATCATTCAGACTGCTCACACCGCAGAACTGGCCGTCGGGTTCGGCCGGAAGGTGCGAAATCTGGTCTCCTCTGACCTGTATCAGAAGGTTTTTGAGACCAAACTGTCCTCCGATTCCAAGGCAGCCGGGCGCTGGAACACGGATGTGGGGGGCGACTACTTCGCTATCGGTGTCGGCGGCGCAGTAACGGGTAAAGGCGCTGACCTACTCATCATCGACGACCCCCATTCTGAGCAGGAAGCCAAGCAGGGCAACCCCGCAGTCTATGACGGGGTGTATGAGTGGTACACATCCGGCCCCCGCCAGCGTCTCCAGCCCGGCGGAGCCATCATTATTGTGATGACCCGGTGGTCCAAGAGAGACCTGACCGGCCAAATCCTGCGTGGCAGTGAAAAAGAAGGCACAAATGAGTGGGAAGTCATCGAATTTCCCGCCATCTTGCCCTCCGGAACCCCCTTGTGGCCCGGTTTCTGGAAGAAAGAGGAGCTGGAGGCTCTAAAAGCTGAACTTCCGGTCGCTAAATGGGAGGCTCAGTACCAGCAAAACCCCACCTCCGAAGAAGGGGCCATCATCAAGCGGGAAAACTGGCGGATCTGGACCGAAGATTCACCCCCGCAGTGCGAATACATCATCCAAAGCTGGGATACGGCCTTTGAAAAGTCCAATAGAGCGGACTATTCAGCCTGTACAACGTGGGGAGTCTTCCAACATCCCGACGATACCGGCACCTATAAGACAAATATTATTGTTTTGGACGCCGTAAAGCGCCGGATGGAGTTCCCGGAGCTTAAACAGAAGGCTATGGAGATGTACAAGGAGTGGTCGCCTGACTCCCTGATCATCGAAAAGAAGGCTGCCGGAGCGCCTCTGGTCTATGAGCTGCGGCAGATGGGCATCCCGCTTCAGGAATATACACCGGGCAAAGGAAACGATAAGATCGCCCGTGTAAACGCCATCTCGGACCTTTTTGCATCCGGCGTTGTATGGTGCCCGGAAACCCGCTGGGCAGATGAACTCATGGAAGAACTCGCAGCCTTTCCTAACGGCGACCACGATGACTTGGTGGACTCAACCAGCCAAGCCCTGCTTCGCTTTAGGCAAGGTGGATTTGTCTCCATCAGTTCCGATGAGCCTGATGAGCCAAGGTTCTTCAAAGGCCGGCGCTCAGAACGTTATTACACCGTGTAAACGGCTGGAGTCAATATGATCGACAAGTCCCTGTATCAAGCCCCCGTCGGTGTCGCACAAGATGCACAGCCGGATATCGAGATTGAGATTGAAAACCCGGATTCTGTGTCTATCGACATGGACGGCATCGAGATTGATCTAGCCCCGGTACCCCAAACCGCAGAGGACTTTGATGCCAACCTCGCGGAGTTCATGGATGACTCCGAGCTTGCCTCCCTGTCATCCCTGCTTGTCTCGGACTTTGACAAAGACACCCGCGACCGCAAGGAATGGGTTCAAACTTATGTTGACGGTCTCAAGCTCCTAGGCCTGAAGTACGAAGACCGTACCGAGCCTTGGGACGGGGCCTGCGGCGTGTTCCACCCCATGCTCACTGAGTCCGTGGTTCGCTTCCAAGCTGAAGGGATCATGGAGACCTTCCCCGCCATGGGGCCGGTCAAGACGCAGATCATCGGCAAAGAGACGTTGGATAAGAAAGATGCCGCTTTGCGTGTGCAAAACGACATGAACTACCAGCTTACCGACCGGATGACGGAGTACCGCCCGGAGCACGAGAAGCTCCTATGGTCCCTGCCTATCACCGGCTCTGCGTTTAAAAAGGTCTACTACGACCCCTCGATTGGCCGTCAGGTAGCTATGTTCATCTCGGCAGAGGACATCGTGGTGCCCTACGGCGCTCCCGATCTGGAGCGTGCCGAGCGTGTGACCCATGTCATGCGCAAGACCCCCAACGAAGTAACCCGCCTGCAAGAAGCTGGTTTCTATCGTGATGTGGATCTGGGCGAGCCTACCGGCGAACTTGATGACATCGAGAAGCAAAAGGCCGAAGAGCAGGGCATGTCTGCCATTCAGGACGACCGCTATCGCATCCTAGAGATGCATGTGGACATGGACCTGCCCGGCTACGAGCACACCAACAAATATGGCGAACAGACCGGCATCGCCCTGCCGTATGTCATCACCATTGAAAAGGGTACCCAAACAATCCTATCCGTCCGCAGGAACTGGTATGAAGGCGACAAGCTCCATCTCAAGCGACAACACTTCGTACATTACCAGTACATTCCCGGGTTTGGCTTCTATGGCTATGGCCTCATCCACCTCATCGGGGGTTATGCCAAGAGCGCGACGATGCTTATCCGGCAGCTTGTTGACGCTGGCACTCTGTCTAACCTCCCCGGCGGTCTCAAATCGCGGGGTCTACGCATCAAGGGAGATGACACGCCCATCGCTCCCGGCGAGTTCCGAGACGTAGATGTCCCCGGCGGCTCGATCCGCGACAACATTCTTCCCCTGCCGTACAAGGAACCTAGCCAAGTTCTGTACAGCCTCTTCCAGAACATCGTTCAGGAAGGCCGCGCATTCGCTTCGTCTGGCGATTTAAACGTTAGCGATATGTCTGCCAACGCCCCCGTTGGTACGACGCTGGCTCTGCTGGAGCGCACCTTGAAGGTCATGGGCGCAGTGCAGTCTCGTATGCACTACTCGATGAAGCAGGAATTTAAACTGCTCAAGAGCATCATCGCTGACTACACCCCGGAAGAGTACGCCTACGAGCCGGAAGAAGGTAGCCGCTTTGCCAAGAAGTCGGACTACGACCAAGTTGACGTGATCCCCGTGAGCGACCCCAACGCAGCCACCATGGCTCAGAAGGTCGTCCAGTACCAAGCGGTCATCCAGTTGGCCCAGCAAGCCCCGCAGCTCTATAACCTGCCTTTGCTGCACCGCCAGATGATTGATGTTCTGGGGGTCAAGAATGCCCAGAAGCTGGTCCCGATTGAAGAGGACGAGGTCCCGACCGACCCGATTCAAGAGAACATGAATGCCATCAACGGCAAGCCTATCAAGGCGTTCATGGAGCAGAACCATCAGGCCCACATTCAGGTCCACATGATGGCTATGCAGGACCCGAAGATGGCCCAGATCATCGGCCAGAACCCTCAAGCGCAGGCTATTCAAGCAGCAATGATGGCTCACATCAACGAGCACATCGCCTTTGAATACCGCCGTGAAATGGAACAGCGTATGGGCATCATCCTGCCCAACGAAGAGCAGACCAAGGCTCTTGAGCCTCAGATGGCCGATCAGATTGCCCAGATGGCTGCCGCCGCCGCGCAAGAGCTATTTAAACAGAATAGCCAAGAGGTGCAGCAGCAGCAGTTCCAGCAGCAGATGCAAGACCCGGTGGTCCAGATGCAGATGCAGGAACTGAAGATCAAAGAGGCTGAAGTCCAGCTCAAGGCGCAGAAGCAACAGATCGACGCCGCTGCCAAGGCGGATCAGATCCGAATCGAAGAATCCCGTATCGCGGTCCAGAAAGAGATCGCTGCAATGCAAGTCGCGGCTAACACCGCTGCACAAAAGGACAAGCTCGCTCGTCAACAAGAGAGCGAAGGAATGAGGATCGGCGCTGACATTGCCAAACACCGTGCTCAGATGTCGATCCAACAAGCGCAACGGGCAGCGCGTCCAAACGCCCCTAACAAAAAAGGAACTGAGTGAATGAAGTAAAGGTATTGGCGCACGTCGCCAAACTCATCACAGAAACACGCGCAGACCAAGAGAATTTTCTCTCGACGGGACGCGCTGCTGATTACGCCGAGTATCGGCATGTCTGCGGGATCATCCGGGGTCTGAACTCCGCAGAACAAATCATTAAAGACCTTGTGCAAAGACTGGAACAAAACGATGAGTGACTTCAATCCCGACTTGGCGGTGGATTTGTCGGGGATTCTCGATAAGTCCGCAGAAGAAAAAGCCAAGCAGTTACCTGATCCTGCGACCTATCACATCTTGACTGTGGTCCCCGAGGCCATGGAAGAGTTCTCTGATAGTGAAGTTGGAATCATCAAGGACGCCAAGACCATGTACCACGAGGAGGTCCTGACCCCCGTGCTGTTCGTGGTGAAGATGGGTCCTGATTGCTACAAAGACGAGAAGCGCTTTCCCAGCGGGCCATCCTGCAAGAAAGGCGACTTTGTCGTTGTGCGACCCAACTCTGGAACCCGCCTGAAGATTCACGGGCGTGAATTCAGGCTGATCAACGACGACTCCGTAGAGGCCGTGGTTGAAGATCCGCGTGGCATTACGCGTGCAAGCTAAGGAGATTTAAATGGAAGCTGAACACGAAGACTTTAAGTTCCCTGATGAGAAGAAAGACGATGAAAAGGTCGTCGCTCAGGAGCTAGAGATTGAGATCGAGGACGATACCCCGCCAGAGGATCGTGGCCGCAAGTCGGCTCCGCCCCCGGAAGAGCCTTCTGATGAAGAGCTATCCACCTATGACGAGAAGGTCCAGTCCCGGATCAAGAAATTTACACGCGGATACCACGATGAGCGCCGGGCAAAGGAAAGCGCCCTGCGTGAACGTGAGGCCGCAGAAAACTTTGCACGTCAGGTGTTTGAAGAAAACAAGCGCCTGAAGTTGCAAATCGAATCCGGCAGCAAGGTAATCATTGAGCAGACCAAAACCTCCGCCACAACGGATCTTGAGAGCGCCAAGAAAAGGCTTAAGGAAGCCTTTGAAGCCGGCGATTCTGATGCCTTGGTTGAAGCTCAAGAGGCTATCTCTAAGGCCACTTTGAAGCTAGATAAGGCCGCAAATATGCAGCCTATCGTGGCCCCGGAAGAGGAATTCAAGAACGCAGAGCCTGAATCTACAACTAAAGCGCTACCGCCTAAGACTAAGAAGTGGGTGGATAGCAATAAGGAGTGGTTCGGCGTAGACGAAGAAATGACCATGGCTGCCATGGGCATTGACAAAAAGTTGCAGCGTGAGTATGGTTCTGACTACGTCGGTACTGATGAGTACTTCAAAAAAGTCGATCAGACCATGCGCAAAAGATTTCCTGAGTATTTCGATACTCAGAGCTATGAGGATGATGATACGCCTCCAAAGAAAGTATCAGAACCGGCAGAAGAGGATGAACCTCCACGCCGTGCCTCAAAATCAGCTACGGTTGTGGCTCCGGCCTCTCGTAGCACTCCGCCTACTCGCGTCAAACTGAAGACATCCGAAGCGAACTTAGCCCGTCGTCTTGGGGTGCCTTTGGAGGTATACGCTAAAGAGGTTGCAAAACTTGGAAGGAATCAATAATGGAACAGGTTCAACAAAATCGTCGTAGCCGCGAGGCTGATGTCCGTGAAGTAGCATTTAAACGTGCTGAAGCATGGCGTCCGCCGGAACTGCTTCCCAGCCCTGACCGCCGTGATGGCTGGTCTCACCGCTGGGTTCGCATTGCGTCTATGGGGGCACAGGACCCGACCAATATCTCCTCTAAGTTGCGTGAAGGATATGAACCCTGCAAAGCAGAGGACTATCCTGAACTCATGATGCACGCTTCCACCGAAGGTCGCTTTAAAGGCAACATTGAGGTGGGTGGACTGTTGCTTTGCCGCATCCCGGAAGAGTTTATGGTTCAACGCTCGCAACACTATGCGAGCCAGAACAAGGCTCAGATGGAATCGGTAGACAACAATTTCCTTCGTGAAAATGATCCTCGTATGCCTCTTTTCTCTGAGAAGAAGACGAAGGTCAGTTTCGGTTCTGGTTCTTAAATTTGGAGTTTTTAAATGGCATCTTCTAATGCTCCGTACGGCCTACGTGCCGTCAACCGTAACGACGGCATGCCCTATGCCGGCGCTACGAGTCAGTTCCTGATCAACCCTTCTTCGGGCGCTGGCACCAACCTTTTCAACGGCCAAGTCGTCATCATTGACGCCAACGGCTATATCGCTCTGTCGACCGCTACTGGTGCGGACCTGACGACTAACAACCTCGGCGGTGCCAACCTTGGCGCTTGGGGCGTGTTCGTTGGCTGTTCCTACATCAACGCGCAAGGTCAGCAGATCTATGCTCAGTACTACCCCTCCGGCACGACCGGCGTGGTGACTGCGTATGTGATCACCGACCCCAACGTGACGTTCCAAGCTCAGTTGGACGGCCAAGTCACCCAAGCCGCTCTTGGCGCGAACACCTTCTTCGCCGCCGTTCAGAGCACCAGCACGGGTTCGACCACCACCGGCAACTCGACCAGCGCTCTGGAGTCCACGGTTGTCACCACCGCCGCCGCCTTCAAGATTATCGGTTTCGCTTCGCCGCTGACCGATACCTACACCGAAGTGTTGGTGAAGTTCAACCCGGGCGCTCACGCCTACACCAATGCCGTCGGCATCTAAGGAGTAATTAAAAATGGCTATCTCTCGTGCACAGCTACTTAAAGAACTCCTGCCCGGTCTGAACGCCCTGTTCGGCATGGAATATGCCCGCTACGGCGAAGAGCACAAGGAAATCTACGAAACCGAGACCTCTGAGCGTTCCTTCGAAGAAGAGACCAAGCTCGCTGGCTTCGGTGCTGCACCTGTCAAGAACGAAGGCTCTGCCATCGCTTACGACAACGCGCAGGAAGCTTTCACTGCTCGCTATACCCACGAAACCATCGCTCTGGGCTTCTCCATCACGGAAGAAGCTGTGGAAGACAACCTGTATGACAGCCTGTCTGCCCGCTATACCAAAGCTCTGGCTCGTGCTATGGCCTTCACCAAGCAGGTCAAAGCTGCTTCTATCCTGAACAACGGCTTTAACGGCTCCTACCCGGGCGGTGACGGCGTTTCGTTGTTCGGTGTGAACTCCAGCTCTGCCCGCGTGGGTCACCCCACCGTTGGCGGCACTGTGAACTTCAACAGCCCGGCTGTTGCGGTCGATCTAAACGAAACCTCGCTGGAAAACGCCACGATTCAAATCGCTGCGTGGACTGACGAACGTGGTCTGCTGATCGCTGCCAAGCCGGTTAAGCTGGTGGTTCCCCCGGCACTGATGTTCACGTCCAAGCGTCTGCTGGACACCGAACTGCGTGTCGCCACTGCTGATAACGACATCAACGCTATCAAGCAAATGGGCACCATTTCCGGCGGCTATTGCGTCAACCACTTCTTGACCGATCCGAACGCATGGTTCCTGACCACCGACGTTCCGAACGGCATGAAGCATTTCGTTCGCACCCCGCTGCAAAACAGCATGGACGGCGACTTCGATACCGGCAACGTCCGTTACAAGTCCCGCGAGCGTTATTCGTTCGGCTGGTCTGATCCCCTCGGCATGTGGGGTTCGTCCGGTTCGACCTGATCTTCAGGAAGACCATGAGAAAGGGGCCTTGCGCCCCTTTTTCTTTTTTAAAGTATGGTATACACTACATAAAAAGGAGTTGTTCATGCCATACAAGGTGGACGTTTGCGGGATTTATAAACTGGTAAACACTGTGACACAGCAGTGTTACGTCGGCCAATCCCAGCGAGCCAAAAAGCGTATAAAGGAACACTTCCGGCTTCTGCGTCTGAACAAACACACAAACCAACACTTGCAAAACGCCTACAACAAATACGGGGCGACTGCTTTTTACGGAGAGATTGAAGTTGAGTGCAGTGATTTAGAAGAACTGGATCGTTTAGAAGAGGCATTTTTACAGGGTAACGCTTGGTTTGACACCCCCACGGTCTACAACATCGCGGATTTCGCCAAGGCCCCCATGCGGGGAAAGTCTCACAACGAGGAAGTTCGGGAGCGTATACGCTTGGGGCGTCGGGCCACATCGTTTGATTACCGCAGCCCTGACTACCGTAAAACGCTATCGGAGGCGCAGTTGGCACGCTTTCACTCGGACCCGAAATTCGTTGCCAAGCTCAAGTTTATTCTTGAGAATGGAAACCTGTCATACGCTGAACGGGCGCGGCGCTTGGAATCCGACACTAGCGCCGTTCGGAGAATGGCGTTAAAGTATCAACACCTAACAGGAGTTCTGTAATGGCTCAAACTCGATTCACCGGCCCCGTTGCGTCTGACAACGGCTTTATCGGCGGCACCGCCACCGACCCCATCTCCGTTACCACCGCGCAGAACATCAGTTCTTCGTATGGCACCACCTCCGCCACCACTGGCGACACGCGCCTGACGTACAACCGACTGGCTTTCACCTCGACTGGCTCTGGCGAGACCGGACGTTGGCTGACCCAAGTTACGGGCGCTGGCGCAGGTGCCGCAGGTACTGTTAACGGCGGCCACATCTCCCTGAGCATCAACGGTTCTGGCACTATTTCTGGTGCTGGTAACGCCCTGCGCGTGACCTTGGGCGGCTCTTCAACTGCTCCCGGCGGCACCCTTGCTGCTCTGCAAGTTGATTCGGACTTTGCTTCTGGCGCAACCTTGCCCGGCACCACCGCGTTTATTCGTGCGACCAACAGCGGCACGGGTTCGATCAGCAACCTGTTCAACCTGCCCGACGCTATGGTGCAGGCAATTGGCGCAACTTCGACCACGCCGACGCAGAAGATTCGTTTTGTTGACTCTGCCGGTGTTGGTTACTTCCTGTACGCAGTGGAAGCCTGATGCAGATAACCAAGGAATTCTTGGAATCTGAGATTGTCAAAATGGAGCAGCAACGCAACCACGCTCATGAGGTTGCCGTTGCTTCCCAAGCGGCGATTGATGTTCTTCAAGCAATGATTGCAAGGCTGGAACTACCGCAACCGGAGCCAGAAAATGACGATGCAATATGACGTAAAAGCCGCGTACACCGAGGCTGACGCAGCGATGGTTACGTACCCGGTGAGGATCAAGGGTGCGTACGTCTCGGTCACGACGGCTGGTGCTAACCCCATCATCTTTTATGACAACGCGTCCGCAGCTTCGGGCAATGTTTTGCTCAAGCTGGGTGTGACTGCGGCTGGGTGCCACACGGTGGTGATTCCCGGCGAAGGCATTCGCGCCGACAACGGCGTCTACTGCGACACCGGCAGCGCTGCTGCAGTCACGATCTTTTATGGCTAAGACACCCGCATGGCAGCGCAAAGAGGGCAAGTCGGAGAAGGGCGGCCTCAACGCGAAGGGCCGTGCGTCTTACAACAAAGCCAACCCCGGGAAACCCGGGTTGAAAGCTCCGCAACCAGAGGGCGGGTCAAGGCGCGACTCTTTTTGTGCAAGGATGAGTGGTATGAAGAAGAAGCTCACCTCAGCCAAGACCGCGAACGACCCAAACTCCCGGATTAACAAATCCCTGAGGGCATGGAATTGCTGAGTTATGGACCTGCCAATCTGGAACACTCTGCTGTCGTTCGCCTCGGCGTTGCTGCTGTTTTGGGTGAAGGTGTCGCACGACGAAGTAAAGCGTCTGTCGATCCTTCTGAGCAAGACACGTGAAGAAAACGTTGAGAAGTTTGTCGCCAAGATGGACATGCACAACGACATGAACCGGGTGATTCAGCGGCTTGATCGGCTTGATGCCAAGCTTGACGAGTTCATGAAGGAGCAGCGAAGTGCCCTCAGTTAGCGGGAAACAGCACAATTTAATGGCGATGGTCGCCAATGATCCTGCCGCCGCCAAGCGGGTAGGTATCCCTCAGTCTGTCGGCAAGGAATTCTTGAAGGCAGACAAAGGGAAGAGCTTTGGCACCAAGACGCGAGCTGACTCGCAACGTATCAACAAGCCTAAGACCGAACACGGCTCGCAGGCTCTTTTTTCTAAAGGTGGCGATATGAAAGAATCCAAGAAGATGATCGGTCAAGAGCTGGCCTTCATGAAAAAGAAGGGCGCTCCCAAGTCCATGATCAAGCACGAGATGGGCGAGGCTGGCATGAAGAAGATGGCCAAGGGCGGCATGACCAAGATGGGCGCAGTCAAGACCGCAGCTCCCAGCCGCGATGGTGTTGCCGCCAAAGGCAAGACCCAAGGCAAGATGGTCAAGATGAAATACGGCGGCAAGGCCTGCTAAGGAGTCATCATGGACATGCTGGAAAAGAAACCCGCCGTTAAAGACGGCACGTATGACGTGGGTTCGGGTACGCCTCCTCCGCAAGACATCGATGGTGGCTCGGTCAAGCCGGCTCCCAAGGCGTCTAAGCCTAAGAAGATGGCTGCCGGTGGCTCTGCCTCCGCTCGCGCAGATGGTATTGCCCAGCGAGGCAAGACTCGCGGCAAGATTTGCTAAGGAGCCAACATGGCAAAGAGAGAACGTAATCTAGCGGGTCTCGCGGCCCTTGGCGCTCTGGGCATGTACATGGCCCGTGGCGACAAGAAAACCGCCGCAGAGGCAGCAGCCACGCCTGTAGAAGATCGTGGCACTATGCCTCAAGCAGCACCTGCCGCTCAAGCTGCCGGGTTTGAAGATACCCGGGGCATGGAGGGTGGAATTGAGCCTCTGGGTCTGCGCCGCAACCAAGAGAGCGGGGATCTGTATGACCCTACCGGACGAGTTCTTGGTGGGCCTGCGGTTCGCCCTGCTGCGCCCCGCCCTCGGATCAAGCCTTACTCGAAAGCAGAGGCTATGACGGATTTGGCGAGAGAAACCGCTCGCGGTCGTCGTGGTCCTATCGCCACTCCGTTTGAGCGTGAGCCTGATTACGTTGCTTCGCGCAAGCCTAACGTTATTTATAACGCCAAAGGCGATGAAGTCCGCCCGCTCAAAAAAGGCGGCGCAGTCAAGATGGCTTCGGGCGGCTCTGTCAGCAGCGCCTCTCGCCGTGGTGATGGCATCGCTCAACGCGGCAAGACCAAAGGTCGGATGCGCTAAGGACTGATCATGGACGACACCCCCCGCATGAAGTCGGTCAAGAAGATGTATGAGGACATGACGAACGCGCCTGCGCGACCGTCTTTGGCTCATGACACCAAACCGATGAATCTTGCGGACAAGATGTTTGCCGCGCCCAAGGCCAAGAAAATGGCTAAAGGTGGTGTCACCC